TTTTTTTTTTTTTTTTTTTTTTTTTTTTTTGTCCAAAAAAACTAGTCTAGGGCCCCCACTATGCTGGCTACATAGCAGAAAACCTATCTAGAAATTGTCAGACCTAAGCTAACATTAGGACATTACCAAAGACGTATGACTTATGTATTCGTCACAGCAGGAGCTAGTCCGCTTATCCCGTGAAGGACTTGCAGCCTAATTCCACCATCAATTTGGTAAAGCCGACATTGGCTCAGTGATCTGGTTATCACTGACAATCTATTTACATTATTTACATTAATTAAAACTAAGTAAATCAAAGGGTCATATGACCCAACTTATAAACCCATGGAAATTTACATTCAATTTTAGTTGGCTCCTGAATAGAGCTCGAATCGCCAAAGATTTGATTATCCCTCTCATGCCAAGAGAGGAAATCCATACGCACATCATAATTTCTAAGTGCGTCTATAATTTTGTTTTTGTGTTGGTTATAATATTCAGGACCATGGGAATAAGCTAGGTCCATACTAGCGCGACAAACTTCAAGCGTTGCTTCTTGAAGATTCTCTGAGACATGGCACCAATTGAGACACTCTTCCACCGACTTCGTCTCTACAGGTCCCAGCCAAACGCCAGCGCGAAAGGGATGGTGCTTAAAGGAACGTTTCAAGAATGTAGCTTCGTATATCGTAGTATACGGAGTCATCTCCGCGTCTTTTTGGGCGCTGGTCACAGTTATGCCATGTTTCGCTAAACAATCGCGTATGCTAAGTGCATTAAACACCGCCGCAATGTCATCTGAAACAGACATAATGAGATCATCGCCATAAACAACCAATCTAACAAATAAATTAAAATAATACATACTCGCAAATTCAGACAATTCTGATGCCATCATTATTTCCAAGTATGCTAAACGAATGTACATTAAATTTGGAATACTATTACATTCTCCAGTTAACGGACTCCCTGAAGCAATCCCATTGACCGTTTGATATACTACATTATTACGCAAATGTACAGGATTAATTATATCACACTCTAGCAGCCAACGCACTCTATTTACATGTTCTTCGCTGGCATTATTTCTCTTAAACCAATTAACTATAATATCGGCTGAGGCACCGACTAATTGAGACATTAAACAGGGACCAAAGTTACTATAATCGAGGGTTACAATTTTCGTTCCTACTTCAAACAAATACAATACTAATTTTGTCCACTCCATAGAATCTACGTTAATTCCAATACCTATACTATTTTCAATATGAGATTTCTTAATGCCAGCGCAGAAATCATTCATATACATCCTTATATCTATACTACATTGTACTGGAGCTGTACTAAATATACGTGTTTTACCGGGAATTTTACATTTTTCAGGAGGTAAGCGATAATCTTTTAAACAATCTACATATATAGTGGGAGGTTTTGAATTTTCTTTAAAACACTTATCTCTAGCCGCCAATTGTTGTTTTAATAAAGGATGCAAACCCTTCAGCTCATAACCAAATTTACCCTCCGCTAGTTCAAACAACCATCTCTTATCATGCGCTTCGCGTGGGCGAAGTGCAGAAAGAGGGAAGCCTTCAGAAGACTTCCAGCTCAAACTTTCAAAATACTCTACATCTACATCTCCACAGATAGCTTGCTGCAGCGTCAAAGGTTTAACTTCGGCGCGAACAGGCTTAACTACCTGATAAAGAGTATCTGAGAGCTCTTCTTTTACCTTTTCTACTAGGGAGGGATCAAATGGCCTTATATCACCAGTTCCATGTTTATTGCAACCATCTCTAAGAGGATGCGAACCGGGAGGCTGTCGCTTATCATTGGGAGCTAATGGGTTCACTTCCGTACGTACAGGGTAAATTTGCCCCGCTATCAAAGATGGTATAATTTTTGTCTTGCCTGATTCTTTATGTGCGAATTTTTCGGGAACGCAGCCATACATAATCAAATTACTGCTTAAATCTACATTAGCTTCTTCTAGATTTAAAAGAGGAGTGTCGTCTAAAGGTACGACTTCTGGAAATGCGTTAAAAAACTGATCAAAAAGTTCCCTATAAAGAGGTTCAGAATACCCAAAACCCACTTTTTCATTACCTGCAACATGCATACCTACTATAGCTCCATTACCACTACCTAAACTATCACATACTAAAACGCTTCCACACAAACCAGCGCGCTGCCTACCATAACTATAAACCTTATCTAAAAATACTGCTGAGGAACATGAGGTACTAGTAACAGTCACATTACGTTGCACTCGCACCGGTATATCAAAACTATTTTCTTTATTTATACAATATAAATCACACGTTGAACCTACATTATCATGTTCTTTATAAAAAGCAAAAGTTTTAGTAATATCTTTGAACTGAGGAACATAATTTGGAAGGAAAACAATACCATAATTAGAAGTTAATCGTTCGTATGAAGCGGAGCACCAAGCTATCTTATTAACTAAGTCTGCATAAGGAATAGGAATTTTGGCGGGTTGTGCGGCACCCTTAGGCTGATAAAACAAAGTACATTGAAGCGAATAACCTAACTTAACTAAATACTCATATTCCTCAAAGTAATGCTTAAGAACTAACATACTTCTACCTTTTAACATTAGAGCTGGACAGTTACCAGTCATACGAGTCCCATCTTGAATCCCTGATACATAGATGAAAACCGTATTGTTCGATATCTTATTACCTATAGCCTGCCGACCTGATTGGCCCATCTGCGGAGAAACAAAAGACTTTTGTCCTACCTGTACAGATTTCTGAGCGGGGTGTTTAGGGTGATCAAACTTAAAATAATTACCCTGTGGAACCCCATCCACATGATTGACCGTCATTACCCCAGTGGCAAGGGAAGGTCCAATAGGAGGCAGAGAACCACCACTGGCCCAATTAAGGGCTCCTCCTATAGCGCTGGGGGCTAAAAGGCCTCCGAGAGTTACAAGTATAGCAGGAAGACGGAATTTAAGAATAGCAACAATATGTTTAAAAAAGTCTGGAATTAGATGAAAAAATATATGTTTACAAGTAGCGGCCAACCTATCAAAAAACGTGTCTGCGTACATCCTGTTCTTTTTTCTTAGCCACTGACGTACGTTGGCATAAGGAGTAATCTCTATTATTTCTTGACCATAAAAGTGACCTGTAATTCTCGAGCGTCTTCTACAGCCAACAGCGCAATATGCTAATAATACTTCTAAAATAGGACTAGAATACACACACTTATCACAGCGCTTAAACTCTTCACCGTCTAACTCCACACGGCCACTAAAAGTACAAAATTCAGCCTTTTCACAATACCTAATAAATTTACGAGTAGGAACATCAAGATTACAAGAATAAATACAATTAGGAATACATTCATAAATTATCATCATACAGGCGACTAAACGTTTAAACTCGACAATATCCATAAAGGGTCGTTCAGACTTTTCATCAAATACATATACAAGAGAAAGGAAGATATCAAAAAAGGTTCTTACGGCAGTTGTTATGCAGGACGCTTCCGCAATTTTATCTACTAAACTATCAAAATCTTTAAGGGCTACATCATGAATACTCCCATTCCTAACAATTTTGAAATCGGCACGTCTTTTCTCACTAACACTAAATCGGGCGAGATGCCCCTTAACAACTCCATCTAATAATGATTTTATATGATAAGTGCGCATACGTCGCGGGGTATCTATTGCAGTTAAATTTCGAACTATATACTTTAAACTCAATTTATCATCTGATGTGTCTTTTCCAAGCATAGTAAAGAGAATATCTAAAGAATTTGCAAAATCATCATTTAAACTGTCAAAACCGTCTTTATACATCAATTTATAAATAATTTGGGCACCGTGCTTGTGCATTAAGAAAAACCGTAAATAATCTTTTTCGTTAAATTGTGCGACGTTATTAATATCCTGAGCTACTTCAAATCTCCACCCTGCGCCCACGTTGGTAACATCTTTTGATGGTGATAGCATAGCAACTAAAGCTTGTCTGCAGTCATAAATAAAATTTGGAGAACTGCCCAATCGCCCAAAACAGTGTTCATCTAGGAAATTAGGGTCAAATAATTGTTCTTTAAGGTGTCTGAGATGGTGAGTATTATTTGAAAAGAAAAAGGAATGAGAACATTTTAATTCATTAATTACTGAGGCTTGAACAAATGACAATTCAGGAAATAATTTATATAAAGGACCGGTATTTGAGATTTCTTGAACTATTTCATGTACCTTATCTACTTCCTCTTGTAATCTTAACATACTAGTTATCGCGCTACCTAAACCCATTTGGGGCTGCGCACGCTTATTGCGCCATTCAGTCCATTTCTCTTTCAGTCTCCTAATATAGTCCCATACTTCAGGCTCACGTTGTGGGTCATTAAAGTTCTCGATACGAGCCTGTACTGTCTCTCGCATAATGTCCATCTGGTCAGCCAAGGAGAGAGGTTTATCATCTAAATTTGGCATATTCATAATTATATCTTCTTCATCAAAATCCGGATCAAAACAGTACAAATCTATCATACGTTGACGGAAATTCAATCTTTCTCTTTCTAAATGATTTAAAAATTTAGGAGTAATAAGACCTAGTAGTTGGTCGTAAGTCATCCAATCAGAATATGCAGTGTTAGGGTTCTTTGGTTCTAGAGCAATTTGGAATTTAAGGTGTTTAAAGTCTCTAATTTCTTCTGGCTCTAATTGACCAGCATCTTGGAAGTTGGGGTATTTCAATACTAATTCATCTTTCAACTCTGCTTTAATCAAAAATTTACGACGCCGATACACAGCTTCAGGTGTACGACTAGTTGGGGTAATTTCCGGAAAATGTGAATTACAAAACATAATATATAAAAGAGGATTTAATCTACGTTCTTTATCCTCTACTGCAGCCATAGGTGGATTCAAAACACTACTAGAACATATCAAAAAAATATTGGCTAATTCCTCTTCCATACGCTGACCAGCTACTTGAAACAAATCATCTGAAACTAACACTAAAGGATTTGTACAACCACTCCAATACTTAGCACCTGAAGGAATGTCATAAATCGTGGTGCCTTTATGTTGAACTTGTGCAGCGGCCAACAAACGCTTAGACAAATCTTTGACTAGATACGTCTTACCAATACCGGGTGATCCTGACATCCAAATAGGAAAAACCTCAAATCTTACGTCAGGATGAACATTTCGTTGGTATAAGTCACCCTGTAATTTTCTAATTTCCTTACACGTATCAATTATTACTTTACCTCCAGGCAAAGATTTATTCATACCATTAGCTATAATAAGATTTCCAAACATACTAGCGTCAAACACACGATTCATAATATTAGCATCATACAAGTACCTGTCTCTATTTCTTATATCTAATAGGAACATACACTCATCATACCATTTTCTAATATCAGGTACACTATCCATTAATTTTATTTCTAATGCGCGTTGAGGATTCATTTTAGCTGTTATCCAATTTACACAATAAGTTAGCAAATCTGTACAATTACCAAGCAACCGAATTACATTATTAGCTAAAGAAACTGTACCGTTAATATTACGCATAATATCTGGAAATTTAGACGGGCCTGAAACAGTCACTCCCATAATGGAGGCCACAGCCGTAAACAGCAAACCGCAGAAGGCAGTCTGACTATCAGGACCATGACTTTCACCCTGAGGAGTAGCTTCATTCCACTCAACTCTTTTTGTCAACATACCGAATTTTTTCTGATTTTTTATAATTGTTATACCGAGAGCACTAGTTAAAAACAATACATCAGCTATACTATCTGGATTCATTAGTGACATTAAAACATTAACTATTGAAATACTCAGTGTTTGGGGGGTCGGATTGCTTGCTACATGTAAGAAATTGCCTAAAGCAGTAATTAACATTCTTTTATCAAAATTTAAAACATTGGCATCTTTCGCCTCTTGAAATGTGGCTTTAAACCCATCTTTAATATCTTTTACTTCTTCCTTAATGGCTGTTTTTACTCCTGAAATAGCCTCTCGAGTAAAGTACCCTGCTATAGCTTTCATCATCTCAGGCTCTGCTTCAATTATAGCTGGCTCCATTTCAGGCTTAGCTGTTATCCACACAATATTCTTCTTAACTTTCTCGGATGGCCAAACTTCATCGGTAAAGACAGTACGTGGAAATCCTCTAAACACATTAAAACTAAAATCATCACCTATACTATAATACACCTGCAGCCTGAAGTCCACAGCCTTATCAGTCTTACCAGCACTCGCGCCTATCACAATATTACCTAAACTATAATACTGACACACCTTACTATTTTTGGCATGTGATGACATTTTTCTAGTCAGCCCATACATTCCACTCTGATAAAAGGGCACTTCAAATTCAACAATAGAATTTACATTCATTGCTTGCATATAAAAGCTATACCCATGACTCCTAAACGCATCTTGAGACTTAATACCAGGATAAACTTCAAGAGCATGAGTCCGACAATCGCCATCTGGATGATGTGGTACCCAGATCTTAACGCCTCCTAACGTTACGCCATCTGATGCCAAAACTAGTCTCATACGAATACTACCTCTAAAATATATATAACCGCTAGATATCACAGGTATATGTCCATCACGACTAACATTAAATACACTATTTACATCATTAATATCTAAATCTAAACCATGAGGCACAACAGGGAATGACGCTATAACACCGTTTACTTCTTCATTTTTAGGGATTTTAATTAATTTTTCTCCGTATAATTGATAACGACGAGCCAAATCTTTCAAATCATTAAACTGTTCATTAAAGTTAAATCTGCCTGATGAAGTAGAAGGAAGGGAGCTAGTAGGTGATAAGGAATTTTCAGTCGAATATCTATTATCCATTTCACATATAGCATAATTCATTTCTACCAAAAATTTGTCAAAAGTTTTATAAATTGGAATAAAAAATAAGTTTTTAAGCTCGGATGAGGATACGGCATCGTCAGCTATATAATCAAAACATTCTTTTAATACTTCATCAGCTGGCTTACCCTGCTTCAACATTCTGGCCACCAACTCTGCTTGTCTCTCTCCTTCTTCACCTTGTGGGAAGGGCACACCGTAGTTACCTTTATCAGTATTCCATAAAACAATAAACTGTATAAAACCTCGTTTCTCTTTATTATCTACTCTACTAGTGTACCGCATAACGCCGCACAATTCTGGATGTTCAGCTTTACTATAATAATATTCATTATCGGCCAAGGTCTTATACGGAGCATAAAATGTTGAGGCAGTGCCTAGCAATGCCGTACCTTCATAAAATATATACTTAGCATCATTCCCGAAGCCAGCATACTTCGTAGCTCTAAACGGAAAACTACCTTCCGTAGGGTACACTTTATCTTTAACTAAAAGACTACTTAAATTATTATCAGACAATCCGACACTGGGTTGCACAGGTACACTTACTTCAAAATCTTCACCAGCACGAATATAAGGAACTATAGTTACACTATCTACAACACTCTCCATAGGAATTAAAGGATTTAATACAAATACAAATAACTTACTAGGAGCTGCATTTTCACCATACTTATGTGGCCCAGTATATTTACGAGACCACCACACACTATTACTAATATAAGGAACGACAAATGTAAAACTAGTTGCATCTTGCAGCGTAAATTCAGCACAAGCACTGTTGCGCGCCTGCTCTATAGTTACGCTATTATCATCTCCGTAAAAATTTGGAATATAAGCTACCAATAATCTACCTGTATGAAACATAGTAGAAATAATATCAAATTTGAATTCTAAACTACCACGCCATTGCTTGTATAAGCTCGCGACTACACTAACTGGGGGATAAGCATATGTATCTAAACCTACAAAAGCTATACTTTTATTGACTTTATTTTTAGGAACTTGAGCATGTACATCACAAGAATACAGCAGACTACCATACTTATTCTTCTCTACATTCGTTGTCTGCCATTCAAAATGCTCTAGCATACCAAAAGTTCGACAAGGTATACCAATTGAAGTCTCACTCACATCAATGCCAGTTCTACCGACTCCAACACAAGTGTTATCTAATCTTAACGTCTGCAATTTTTCACTAATACCAGTACCTGCACACCATGAATGAGACGCAGTAGGAACTAAATAAGAAGGATTCACATTATCACTAGGGTTATCACAGTTCGTATCTCCAATTAACTTATCTACTGCTTTGACTGCAACCATAGCAGCGGCAGCTTCCATCATCTGGGGCATGGCGATACTTCCATCACGCATACCCGTAAATGCTGCATTGGGAAACTTAATAAAACTAGCTATACTACATTTCTTTGGTCCAGTAGCACCAGCACGTAATGGGGAAACTACAAAACATCTTAATGTACCTAAATATAAACTCTTGAGATCGTCTTTTCTTTGCTGAGTAGACATAAATGGTTGAACATATTTAAAAGGAATAATAAGCTCTGCTTCATTACTTGCACCGGCATTTAACAAAACATGTGGAAGTTGACTACGGCTATACATATTATCTAAAGGATTACCATCATACTTTTCCATGTACTGCCATGAAAACTGTAACTGACCTGCTTGAAATTTATTACTATTAATTCTAAATTTTATATGAATATCGGATTTAAAATATTGATAGATTTTAAATGGTACTAATATCGGCATAGAGCCATCTGTTCTACTGTTAACAAAATCACAAGGCAAATCACATCTAACTCCAGGCAACTCGGTTCCTTTCTCATAAGTACTATTCCATTCATAATCTTTAAAAAGCGTAAACCTATCAGTCAAATCGTCGAATTCCGACTTTTTCTCCGTCGTACATAGCTGGTGCCAATCAAATCTAAACTGGGGACGAGACGCTATAGCGTTACCATCAGGATTTGCTTCAGCCAATAATACATTATTGCTACGTATCGTCCCTAATTCTTCACCATTTGCCCCTTCCATCTGTGGGTGGGCTATCTGCCACTCTACGAGCGGCTTCTCGTGCTCTTTTTGAACAACAACGTGTGCTGTTCTATTATACTCCACCAAAGTGGAATGACGCAACACGCGTATATACGCGCGCAGCTTTGTCAGGAGCATAATGCTCCTTAAGGGCGCCTCAGGACGCGGACGGTGATACGGACCGAAGAACTCCGGCTCCGTTCTGCGGGTTTTAGTAACCCGCTTCGGACTGACAACGTCAGTCTCAGGGATGTCGTCTACATCCCAATTCTCGCATCCATCTCCGATGCCCATGCCAGTGATATCGCTCACTGGAAGCGTGAGCCAAGTATGGCTCATCTCGCCGAAAGGGTGTACCTTTCGGTACGCCCGCTCACGACCTCCTCCTACAAACCATTCCACCTGATTTTTCTGGTGGATAGCGCGCTTATAAACGCGCGTCCTCTTTTCCATCTTCGCTACATGGCGAAGGATCTTAATCTTGCGGTAAATGTACCGCTTATGCCAGTCACACTGGCCTGATAGCCCCTGTAGGAGCTCTTCTAAGACCGCTATGCGGTCACGCCGATTAGTACCGGCCTTCCACTCCTATTCTTCTAGTTGAGCGCGAAAAGCGCTCCTTTCGGCTGCTGATGGTGTATACCACCAGCGGGGATGAGGCCCATATTGAGGCCCC